ACTCAAGGAGTATTTCAAAGATAGATGAAGTTATTATTACTGAAAACTATAACTCAGGTTATGCGTACTCAGTTACAGGATCTAATATCAAAATTAAAGATGGTACTGTCATTTCACCAGAAGCCACTTACACAACAAGTCAGAATACAGGTAATGCAGGTGCAGTTAATTTTGAATGGATAACACCAAATCTAACAAGCAAGCCTCAGTGGGAGATCGTTTCAGAAGGAGATGCCTTCAGTCTGACCGAAAATTTCATGGCTCCTGGTTTAGACGCAGTTTCAATTATAAATCGCACACAAACAATAGAAACTACTCAAACTTCGGTCACATTGTTTCAATAGGACTTTTATGTGCTAGTCCTGTTTATGCCGAGACAACTATAAGTAATCCACAGTCCAGTACACAGTCCACGATTGTTAACCAAGGATTTCAAAGTATAAGCGGATCTTTCCCGACTCATAGATATAGCAACGGTATTCAATGCCAAACACCTACTCTTAGTTTTAATCCATTCATAACAAAAGGAGAATACTACAACACCCCAAGAAGTACTATACAAAGAACAAATATTTATAATCAAGCAAAAGATAGTGAAACTGGTCAGTTAACAAATCCAGGTGAAATACTCTACATAGCAGAACAGGAAAGGTTAGATCAGACAAATCATAACTTTTCATATGGAGCGACTATTAGTATTCAAGTTCCATTAGGAAAACGATTTGATGATGAGTGCATAAAAGCAGCCCAAACTTATAGAAAGTATCAGGAGTTTATGCTGGATGCTAAGAAATTAGAAGTCAATCTCAACCGTCTAAAAATATGTGCCGAGCAACTAAAACTAGGTGTTAAGTTTGTAGGAGATGATGCTGTTAGTTGTAGAAATGTTGTACTGACCACCGTTCCAAATCAAGTTATCCCACATACTCATAAATTAAAGCAGTAGGCAAGCACGGTTAAACTTGCCTACCTAGACGCCCCATCCATTGCCTTGGCGAATAGGGTTCTTTTATTTTACATCTTTTTTCTTCTTTGTAAGCTTCTTTATAATATTTTTTACTAAGGGTTTGACAATATTAAGTAGTAATGGAGTAGTGGCAGCAACAGAAGCAATAACAGCAGTAGATACAACAACACTAGCTGTCGGTATGTACTGGTCAACAAACGGTACTTCTTCCCAGATTGCATCGCAGGAACCCTCCAAAAGCCCACGCTCATATTTTACCAGCCTTTCCAATCTAAGCTCGTTCCTCCAATCCCCAGTTCTATATGGTGCGTTTTTTGGTGGACAAGGTGTTTCTTCTATTTCAGTCTCCTCTTCTTTATTAAGATTAAAATTTGTCTGTACACCTTTTTTCTGATTATATGTGCCTTCTGTTTCAATACTATCTTCAGCATCGTAAATAATAGGTCTAAATGTTTTAGGTGCTGGCTGAGTTTTAATTGGTTGTGTACCTCCAATCGCCTGACCATTAGGACAAGTAGCGTAAGCCTTTCTGCCATGAAAAATTATAGTTGGATTTTCTGATACTTCTATATCTCTATTGGTTAAATCACAAGCAGGATTTTCACCTATTAGTACAGTTTCAGGTATAAAAGGTGTTTCTGGTATATTTATTTTTGGTATTTTTATCTCAGGTACTTTAATCGTAGGCATTTCTAGGAAGATAAACCTCTACAAAAGAATGGCATTTAGGACAAGATAAATTAGTTATCATGCTGTACTCTCCAGATCTTAGTGGATAATCTTCTTCATCTAAACTGTGATCTCCACCCCATATAAGTTCTGTTTTACAGTGCCAACAATTCATAATTAACAGTCGTTAAAGTCAGAGGCCATATTACCTCCTATCTTACCGCCTTCTCTTCTTGCTGTGTTAGTTGCAAAGCCAGATAAGAACCAGCCGACAATAGGAACATTAGCTAATGAACTAGATAAACCTGTTCCAGTAGCTACTGACGTTCCAATAAGTTCTCCTGTAGACTCTCCTTTTGCCCTTTCTTTTATACAGGCTATTTGTTTTGCTGTAAGCTCACCATTATTCAGAATATTTACATCTTTTTCACCAGCTATCCTTTGACTTTCTTTCGTTACATATGACTTACTTGCACCTAAAAACCCTGCTGGCTTTTTACTACTTTCAATAGAAGCAATAATTCTTGGATCGTGCATCTTATGTCTTATTCTATAACTATCTTTATCAGCTTCAATTTCATAAGTAGAATACTTGCTAACAGGTAAATCAAAAATTGGTAGATTTGGTTTCTTACTTAAAAGGTTGATTGTATAAAAGTTGGAAGCAACAAAGACAGTTCCAAGTCCTACTGATATTCCTTTAATAATATTGCTATTCATAAAGGCTTAGAGTTTAGGGAGAGATTTAGTGGGAATAGATGGTCCTGTTACGTCAGGTAAACCTTTATCTAATACTTTTGGCATAAGTCCAGATACGTTACCCATAATCTCTTTCATTACTTTAGCTTTGAAGTTTTCTGAAGTTACATATTTGTAACCGAAGTACGCTCCACCACTCATGGAAGCTACCATTACAAAAGAGATAATACTCAAAACATTAGCAATTTTCTGAAACATGATTAAATTTGCGATACTTAAAGCACTTTCAGTTACGAGCGTACTTGTGTTACTACTAATTGTAGCTCTGTCACCCTTATACGTCACTATGAGTTTAATGACAAGGCAGATGACAACAGAAACTAAGTAGATAACTTTTTACGATAAAATCTCGTCTTACAAGCATTTGAACAATATTTTCTTCTTTGCTCTGTTGTAGAAAATATTTTGCCACAGCATCTACAAGATTTTTCTATTATTTCGCAGAAGACTTTTTTTCGGTTGTTGCCTCTAATCTATCTGCCAAAACCGCTTCAATTCGCATAATCTGGTCACGACAATTATTAGCAACTGCCACAGCTTGTTCTTGATTACTTTTTAAAATTTGTATTTCTTGTTTTAATTCCGCATCAGTTTTACGAGCCATGTTAATAAATGTGTTTCACTCACTGTAACATCAGCTAATATAAATGTAAATGTCTATTTTAATGAAGCAATTTATTCAAAACTTACCAGTATTAAATGCAAAAGAATTAAAGGTAATTAATAAATATGTTGATACTTTGAACTTCAATCCAAATACTGTTTTCGGGCAAGAACAAAATGCAAGAGTAATGCCTGATGTTAGATCCAGTACTGGTAGTTGGATGCGAGAGGATGTTCCAGCTACAGTTTTATTGCATAACAAATTAAACAATGCTTTATTGCAATATAGAAGTAATCTTTTATTAAAAGATCTTGTTTTAGATAACTGGCCTCTTATAGGTGGTTATGGTACGAGTTCACATAGAGAAGATATACAAATTTTAGAATATACATCAGAACAAAAATATAACTGGCATTTTGATACCTGTACAGATCCTAGAAGTTCTTTTTATCACCGTACCACCTCTATTGTTCTTTACTTGAAAGATGATTTTGAAGGGGGAGCTACGCAATTCAAAATGTTTCCGCAAAAAGACTTTAGACCTAAAGCTGGTCGTGCACTATTTTTTCCGTCAAATTGGTGTTTTACGCACTGCTCTACACCTGTAATATCAGGCAAAAAACGAGTTGCAGTTACTTGGTATTACTGTAAAGACGAGAATGTAGCTTAACTACCTGCTTTTAGTGCAGCCACTTCTGCTTCTAAAGTTTCTATTTTTGTAATTATTTCTTGTAGTGCTTTAGCTGTAATACTTACAACTCTAGTCGAATCTATACTCTTGGTTCCTTTTGCTGTTTGTGTATTGCCATCATCGTCTATGTACTCAACATCTGCAACATCAAACACAAACGAACTATCAACTGTTTCAACTTCTTGGGCAATAAAACCACATTGAACTGTTCCGCTTTCTGGTTCGCCAGCTTTCCAATCAAAATCTCTAAATTTAAGAGCTTTTATAGCTGAGATTGCATCATAAGAAGTATCAACAATATTCTCTTTCTTATTTACATCTGAAGGCCACCAAGTTACACCAAAAGCACCATAAGTTGTACCAACTTCTAAGTAAGAAGATCCAACACCTCTAAGGCTAGTAATGTTATTGGACTGAAATCCTACTCCAGGTGGGCCTGTAGGTCCAGGTGGTCCTGACGGTCCAGATGGGCCAGATGGTCCAGGTGGTCCTGAAGGTCCTGTACTTCCTGTTGGCCCAGGGCTACCTGTGTTTCCTGTTCCTCCTGACGGTCCTGTTGGCCCAGTTGGTCCTGTTGGTCCAGTTGGTCCTGTACTACCTGTATTTCCTCTAGGAATAAAGAATCTAAAATTAGCAGCAGAAGATGAACCTAAATTTTGAACTGAAGCGTTTGATCCAGCACTATTAGTTATTGTGCTATGGATGCTGATAGTAGCTGCTGATCCAGTAGGTCCAGTAGGTCCAGTTGGTCCAGTTGGACCCGTACCAGAAGGCCCAGTTGGGCCAGTAGGTCCAGCAGGTCCAGTAGGACCCGTAGGTCCAGGTGGGCCATCACCTCCAGAAGGACCAGCACCAGCAGGTCCAGTTGGGCCAGTAGCTCCTTGAGGTCCTGTAGGTCCAGTAGGTCCTGTGTCACCTTTTGGAATAGTAAAGTTAAAAGTAGCTGCTGAAGAAGTACCAGAATTTGTTACTGCTGCGTTTGTTCCAGCATTTCCAGTAGTAACCGTGCCAATAGATATAGTTGCAGCAGTTCCAGTGGGTCCTGTTGGACCTGTAGGGCCAGTTGCTCCATCATTTCCATCACTTCCATTGCTACCAGCAGGTCCCGTAGGTCCTGTAGGGCCAGTTGGACCAGTAGGCCCAGTTGCTCCATCACTTCCATTAGTACCATCAGTACCATTACTTCCAGCAGGGCCAGTGGGTCCTGTGGGTCCTGTTGGACCAGTAGGTCCTGCTGTATTGTCTACCCAAGCAAGCCCACCCGATCCATCAGTTTTTAAAACTTGGTTGGCCGACCCTGTATCATCTGGAAGAGTTAATGTATAACTTGCACCAGCACTATGAGGAGGAGATTTTATTTTTACACCATGACTATTTTGCGAACAGTTAAGTTGTAAATAACCATCTTGTGAACTGCCATCACCTTTTGCTTCTATAGCTGGTTCAGAAGAAGTGGAAACAAAATTTACCTTATCCCTAGTGACCGCATCATTGGCTATAGCAGATGTGTCTATAGAACCAGCAGCATAGTGAGTTCCGTTTATTTCATCATCACCAATTTTTGAAGCATCAATAGAATCGTCTTGTAGTCCATCTGAATTTATTTTTGTTAATCCCATTTACTTAGCCTCCAATACGTCTATCTTAGCTGACAATTCCTGTACAGCCTTTACTAAAACACTTGTTAATTGTAAATAATCAACAGACATTGGCACAGTATGACCATTTAAAAATGTATCCTCACTTCTAACAGCAATACATATATCATCCAGTGTTTTTCCTAATCCAGTAATTACATCTTCAACATCTTGTGCAATAAGACCATAGTGAGTCTTTGTATCTAACTGCAATTCTTCTTCATCTTGATTCCATTTAAAAGAAACAGGTTTTAATTTATTTATAAAATCTAGTCCTAAATCACTATCAACTATAGAGTTTTTTAAATTACGATCAGAGGTTCCTGTAAAACTTGGTGCGGTACAAGCTTTAGAAAAGTTTATTAAAGTAGAATTAGAGGTTATTCTACCTCCACTATGGTCTGAAGTATCTCCATCTGAAAGGTGAAAATCAATAAAACGACCACATTCCATAACACCTGCATTAGAGGTGTGCATAATTGCACCAAAATAATTACCTGATAGAGCAATACTTAAACCACTTAATTGACTAGCATTAAAAGATGTAGATCCAGGTGGTCCAGCAGGTCCAGTGGCTCCAGGAGGCCCTGTAGGTCCTGTAGGCCCTGGAGTTGATGGAGGAGTAGGACCTGGAGGTCCTTCTGGGCCAGTAGGACCAGTGGGTCCTGTGGGTCCAGAGGGTCCTGTTGCTCCTTGAGGTATTGTAAAACGAAAACTAGCTGCACTTGAAGATCCAAGATTAGATACTGAGGCATTGGAACCAGCCGAACCAGTTATCGTGCTATGTACTGATACACTTGCAGCAGAACCAGTAGATCCTGTGCTTCCTTGGGGACCAGTTGGACCTGTTGGACCAGTATTACCCGTTGGGCCAGTTGGACCTGTTGGGCCTGTTGGGCCTGTCGGACCTGTTGGACCTGTCGGACCAGTAGTAAGTGTTGGTTTATTAGTTAAATTATTGTAGTCAATATCAATATTTGCACTTCCATCAAAACTTGTACCAGCAATAGTTCTTGCTGTTGTTAATGTCGCTGCGGATCCTGTTGTATCTTGGTTAAGTGTAGGTATTCTAGCTGCTGCAAGCGTACCAGAAGAAATATTTGATGCGTTTGTAGTGTCAGTTGTAGCTGAAGTTGCTAATCCAGCAATTTTTGAAGCTGCTATTGCTGCACTTGCATTTATATCAGCATTTACGATAGTTCCGTCTACTATTTTGGCAGAAGTCACAGTATTGTTTGAGATAGCTCCAACAGCTAAACGACCATAAGTAACAATAAAAAAACTTGCTCCAGAAGCAGGAGCAGCAGAAAAAATAATATCATTACCATCAATCGCAAAACCCTCTGATGGTTGGCTCGTACCTGAATTAGGTTTTTGTATAACACCATTAACTGAAACTAAAGCTTCTTGAGCAGATGTAGGTGGGCTACTTAAGGTAAATCTATAAGCTGACCCATTAAATGATGCACTACCACCACCTGTACCAGAAGAAGAGGATAGGGTATTAATATCAATGTTATTATTTGCACCACCACCGCCACTACCACTTATTTCAGCTACAGTTCCATCGTCTTTCTTTGTAAATAATTTACCATTATCAGTTCTTATAGCTACTTCACCTGTAACTAAATCACTAGCACTTGGATCGCTGCCAGAACCTCTTTTAAGTCGAATTTCGTTAGCCATTGGCTGTTACCTCCTATGGTCTAATAAGTTCCACCATCTATATTGAAGCTAGATGCACTTTCATCTTCTAAAAATGTAACAAGATCTGATAAGGCAACTTGTTTCATTGTTCCTGCATCATTCACAACTAAACGATCAGCAGCAGCTAAAGTTGTCGATGTCGCAGATGTATTACCATCCATGATATTTAGCTCTGTTGCTGTACTGGTTACACCGTCAAGAATATTTAATTCTGATGCTGTAGCAGTTACTCCATCTAAGATATTTAGTTCAGCAGCAGTAGAAGTAACGCCATCAAGAATATTTAATTCCGCAGTTGTAACAGTAGCTCCGTCTAAAATTGCAACTTCTGTAGAAGTTAACAAAGCTAATGCAGTGGCAGCACCAGATTGACAGCTAGATAATGCAGTGAGGTCAGCATCTAACGGCTGTTTATTATCTAGCTGAGTTTGGATTGCTGAAGTAACACCATCTACATAATTAAGTTCAGTAGTTGATAAAGTCGCACCATCTAATATCTGTACTTCTGCTTGTGTTAAATCAGCTAAAGCATTTGCTGTAGTCTGACCCATTGTTGCAAGTTCTGTAAGCTTATCGCTATGTGGTTCGACATCCGTTCCAATCGCAAGTCCTAATGCTGTTCTAGCTGCACTTGCACTTGTAGCACCTGTTCCACCATCGCTAACTGCAAGTGTTCCTGTTATGGAACTAGCATCAAGCTTTACTGCTATTTCTGAAGACTCAATTACAAGACCACCATTTGATTTAAGATCAACTGAAATTGTATTACCCGACTTTTGTATTCCATCTGCTGTGGTTATTTGACCTGCTCCTGAAAACTGTGCATATGTAAGGTTATTTGTTCCTGTGACGGCTGATCCCTTATTACTGGTACAAACAAAACCATTGTCAGCATTTACAGTTCCTTGTTCTATAAAGGTAAACATTCCTGCTGCATCTGCACCAGCAGCTAAGTCTTCTGCTCTAGCTGGTGACGCTCCAACAACGTAAATACCATTCTGAGATGCGGTTGATTGATCTTTTACAAGAACTCTATCGTTAGTTGAAAGGGTAACACCGTCTAAAGTATCGCCATTATTAAGAGCAGTAGCGATTGTAATGTTTGCTGTAGTAGCTGCCACGCAAGAATCTTTTACATCTAATCCTTGAGCAGTAGCCTCAACGAAGCCACGAGTTGCAGCATCCTGTGTATTTACTGGATCAGCTAAGTTAGTTATTGTTTGACTATTTAATGAAACTGAACCTGTTGGTGCAGCCATTTGATCTAGTCTATTTGTTCTTACACCAGCATCAAAATCACTTATCTTTGTATGAGCAATACTTGGAATATCATCAGCAACTAAAGCCCTAAATGTAGGTGCAGCAGCACTTCCAGATGTAGGCCCACTTAAAATTGTATTTGCAGTTCTTGTTGTATCTTTATCGAAAAATGCACCTTTACCAAACGCTTTATTAATAGTTGTAGCTGATCCTCCAGCACCACCCGTTCCAATACCTATATAACCAATCTCATTACCTTCAGCAAAAGCTAACTCAGCATTTGCAAGACTTGTAGGTGCTGATGATCCAGTAGATCTTTTTATGCGTACTGTGTTAGCCATTTTTAAAAGTTGCCTCCATCGACAAGAGTAAGTTTGGTAGTTGTTGCATCTGCCTTAAATTTAGCAGAACTTTGGTCATAGTACACCACAGATCCATCAACTTTAGCTGTTTCATCAAGGTCTAGACCTTTAGGACCTTGCGGTCCTGTCGTAGCTACAGTTACAACAGAAGAAATCTGTTCATTAACACTAACAGTATTTTTAGTAGTTGAAACGTTTACAGAGGTCATGTTGATGTGTAACCTTCACTTACAAATATAGTACCTTCTAAATAGTATTCTTTGTTGCCCGAAGCATCTACTAATAAAACATCATATTTTAAAACATCTGGAGTAAAGGTGGCAGTCTGTACATCTGTTAATCCTATACTTACTGATCCTGCTGTTCTATCGGTATAAGTCGTTGTAAAATCTGCATATTTTGTGGTGCGTGTTTCTTCCCAAACCTGTGCTACAACCGTATATCCTATTAAACTTATTGCAGCATTATTTCCATCTTTAAACTCCAAAGGGATCGTATGATCTGATCTCCTTTGGACTGTAAAATTGTATGTTCCAGGTTGAACTGCCATTAGCTATAAGGTGATGGTCCTAATATATCAGTTTTCCATTGTGCTTTCAAAGAATCTGTATTAGTTGCAGCATCAATAGCAGAATCAGCAGGTGCATCTCTTAAAGCTTGCTTTTTTGCTGCGACTTCAGCTTGTTTTGTACTATTGTTTTCTTCTATTGCACGTTGAAACTCAATATCAAGACCTTCAAATAATCCGTACCTTGCTCTACGAATATTTTGCCTGTGAATTTCTTTAGCTTTTGTCATGTCAATTCCAAATCCCATAGTTTACTCCGTATAAGTCCAAGCACCTTCAAAGCTAAGATCTGTAGGAAGCTCAGTTCTTTTAATTGTATAAACTGGCCTATCACTAGGAAGATCTTTAGTTTTAATTTCTTCTAAAGTCATTCCACAGTCTTGCGGATAGCTAATTACAAGACTTCCATCATCTTCTGTATGAAGAAAACAATAATCAGTGTTTGCCATATTTTTTTATCTTTATTATATACATATAATTTTAAGTAAACACAGCAACAGTTACATGACTTTGATTGACTAACTGACCAGAGTTAACAGCCGTATGAGTCCTTATCTGAACAGTAGTAGAAGTACGAGCGTCTACAAAAGGATGACTATGTGCTAGTGAACCTTGAACATTATAAACATCTCCAGCTATGCTACAGCAAACTCCATAATCATTTCTAGTAACTCCGTTAACATCATTCATAGGATAAGCAAAAGTAATCCTGTACATCCCTGTTACTTGATTAGGTATACGTTGCAATAAACTAATATTCGCACTATGGGTTGTTGTCATATTTTGACCATTAAAAGCTATAAACGCTCTACAAAGAACACCAGAAAATCGAAGGTTGCCATCAGCAAAGTATGGAGGTCTGTTTGTACTGAGCGAACCAATAAAACCTCCACTGGCAACAATATTGACCGCATTTAACGTGGCAAAGTTTCCAGCGTTCATATTGTTTAAAGTAGTACTACCATTTCCATTTATATTTCCATTTGCCTGTATATCCCCATTACCTGTTATCGTTCCTGCAACTGTTAATGATGCGAGCGTACCAACGGAAGTTAAGCTAGAAGATACGATGTTACTGGATAGTGAGTTTCCTGTAAGACCACCAGCACTTGTTGAGATGGTTTGAAAACTTAAATTACCACTAGCATCTACCTGTAAAAAACCTCCAGCAGTAATTGAACTAGGAAGAGTTAATTCAAAATTTGTATTAATTGAATTTGGTGCTTTTAATCCAATGTGTTGACTACCATTCTGTGTTGCCTCCCTAAAAAATATTCTTCTTGCTGAATTAGTATCTCCATATATAGTCATTCCAGAACCACTCAACTCAAAGCACTGAGTACCTCCATTCGTAATACCAATACTGTTACTCCCTACTCTATAGAATCCTGTGTCTAGATCATCATTAGCTGAATTTGAACTATCACCAAAAGCTATAGCTGGTGCAGAAGCATCACCTCCACTATCAGCCAAAAACTGATCTGTCATTGTGCCACCTGATAAAGGTAGTAGACCTAAATTATCCGTATCTAAAAGTCCTACTTCGTGAAATGAAGCTGCATTACTATGGGCAGGATCGGCTTGATCTCCTCCAGTAGATGCTCTTATTAATAATTTATTACTTGTATCATCTGCAAAAAATTCACAAGGCAAAATAGTACCACCAGATGCTCTTGCACCAAAGTTATTTGTTGCTACAGCTTTAAAAGTATCTTCAATATCCTCTCTAACCTGTTTACCTGAAGCATTATCTATATTTTTGTTACCTACCTGTGTCATTTAAAAATCTTTTTCTTTATATTACACCCCTTTGCCATAACCGACAGCTTGGAACGTAAATTGTTTATTAATTGGAGTGTTATTGGCATCTCTTATGCTTATGTTAAATCCCGTGCCAGTTATAATATTTCCTGCTGCATCTAAGAAGTCACCGTTAGTATCTGTTTTTATAGTGAAATATTCACCACCAGCAGCGTTCATAATAGTAATTCCTATAGCAGGTTTGAATACTCTTAGACCTCCTAAATTAGCCGTTCCAACAAAAAATGGATTGGCAAAGGTTACGTCTAGTCCGTTAGCCATGCTTGATGTGTGATTTTGAGGAACACTTGTCGCAGTACTGCTACCTGATGGTATATAGTTTCTTTCTGTTCTGGATTCAAAATCAGCAATAATTCCAAGTCGTTGAATAGCTACATTATGTGCAGGGTCTTCTGAAGTTAAAGTTACTCTAAATTTAAAACCTCTAGCTTTGTAAGTTCCATTTGCAAAAGCATTAAAAGGTGTAAATACAGCAGTATTAGAAGATGGATCATCATTTGTTGTAGAAACGCTTATTGAAGCATTTGTATCATTAATCTCAGGACCATCAAAATTTCCGTTAGGAGCATAATCATCCCAAAGACTACCAGCAGGTATAAGTTGATCTATTGTATTAATAAAAGCATAAGTGCAATTAGAAGATGATATAGCACTTCCAGTAGCTAAAAATTGAAAAGTGTTAGTAGTAACAGCTATAACTTCAAATACACCGTTAGTCGCACCTCCAGTTAAAGCAGCAAAATTAATATACTCTCCAACAGTTATCCCATGACTAGCTTTTGTTATTTCTATGACAGTCTGACTTTGACCAGAAATAGTAGCTGTGGTTCTTACATAGGTAGCAGTTATAGTTTGTCCACCTTCAGCAAAACCAACAACTGATATGAGTCTTTTTAAGTTAAGTGAAAAAATAGCTTCGCAATCTAATACTGTGGCAAAGTCATAAGTTCCTCTTAAACCTCTATCTATAGATACATTGCCACTTGTAGTATTAGCACTAGATGAAGTAACAGTTAAAGTATTCTGATTAGGAACAGAAACAATAGTATACTCTCCAGTTACAGCTTTACCGCCAATAAAATTAAATTTCAATATCTCACCCACTTCTATACCATGAGATGAACTTGTAACAGTTATAGTCGTGCCAGATTGACTGTAAGTTCCTGTTTTTACGGCTGCTGGATTTGTTAACTGTAAAGCATCAGCTACAACAGAAACATTTTTTACATCACCAGAAAAAGCAGGAGCACTAGCATCTCCAATATCTTCTCTATCAGCTATTATTTGTTGAGCATCAATTAAATCAGGTAAATCTAAAATTATAGAAGTCTCACCCTGACTAAAATTACCCTGGTCATCTCGAAACTTTAGAATATACTCTCCATCTAAAGCTGGAACTACTGCATCAGTTGTATTACCAGCTAATGCTTCAATTAAATCAACAGAGTTTTGGAACGTGCCAGAACCGTCTTCCCTACTAGAGTGCCTTACATAGACCTTACCTCCATGTATAACATCAGGGTCAGTAGCAGGACTCCATCTAAGTCTTACTAATTTATTTGTAACTGGTTCTATTGTTAGGTTTTGTACGTCACTAGGAGGAGCAGTTTTACCAGCAGTCTGAAAAGATAGAAAAGAAAATGAATCTGATAACTTTAATGCAGAATTATATGAAAACACTTTAAATTCATAAGTTCCAACAGCAGTATTTTTTATCTCAAAGTCAGGTCTAAATACATCTTCAACTATCCAGTTGGTATTGTTAAATCTATACTGCACTTGATACTGATTAACACCAGATACAGAACTCCAAGATAAAATTAGTTTTACTATTGCAAGATTATTTTCAGTAACTATGACTTCTTCAGCAGATAAGTTAGATGGAGGATTTCTTGGCTGATTAAGTAGAGATAAGAACCTTTCTGGTAACGCATCTCCTTTTTCGATATTGTCATATTTTCCTGGAACATAAGTTAAAGCTGTTATTGCATAATTAACACCATCTTGCTCTTCAACTGTTATGACCCGAAATGTTTGAGGTTGTACACCACTTTCTCCTGTTGTAGGTTTGCTAGATAGCATCCATATTGAATTTGGACTTGGAGCTTGAGAAAAGGCACTGCTTACATTAATAACAGTGTGATTATTTGTTATACCGCCTGTACCTAAAACTACATCTTTAGTTTCCATTTTTCCATCTGGCAGAATTACACTTAATGTTTTTTCTATGCCTGTATATGTAGCTAAATCTTGACTATTATCAACAGTAATAGCAGTGGTTGTAGCGGTTTTGATTCTTCCCGATCTTCTTTCGACACTGCGAACTGGATCACTTATTGAAATAATATTTCCAGGTCTTACTACTATTCCTGCATCAATAGAAGTCGTGAAACTAACCATTTCTGATTCCTGTTGTTCACTAAAAAGTACTGCTTTCGCTAATCTCATTGCCTGTGATCTTGATGTACAGCCAAAAGCTTTTATTGTTTTCTTTACAATTCCAAATTTGTTTATAGCAGCAGTATCTTCAAAAACTTCATAGTCTATTTCCCTGCTATCCATATTGAAATAGCCTACTGAAATAACAGAATGACGTTGCTTTAAACTACTACCTTGATATGAAAATCCACCTTCACCTACATTTGCCAGACTAAATAAATAAACTGAATCTAATGGTCTATCCTGAGTAATTGTAATCGAACCAGTTTGCCATATAGGAAAGGCTCTCATAATTCCAGATAATTCATTTATAGCTGTATAAGCATCTGCTGTTCCTTGAATACATACATTGCAAGCAAACCTAGCTTCTTTTGTGTTATCAAGTAAAGTGATTTCTTCATTAGCATATATAGAAGCTTGAACATAGCTGAATAGATCAATATTTTCGTATTTTTTAGCAATAGTTGATTGATCTGGGGATATATGAACACCTAACCCATATCTTTGGTTTGTAAGAAGATCAAGTAATATCATTGCAGGGCAAGTTGTCCATACAGCAGCACCCATCGTTCCATTGAAAATATAATTTTCGTCATACACAATACGCCCTGTTGCAGGGTCAACAGTTGGTGCGTCTGTGCCATTAGCACCTGCTCCTGGTATGTTTACCTTAATTCCTCTAATGCGAAATGCCCGTTTTGGTACGGTTCTAAATTGCTCTGCACTAACTCTTAAAGTTGAATAAGCACAATCAGGATATGCTTGTGGTGTATATACAATTTCTTCAACTCTTGAGACTATAAAAACATCTTGAATTTCGTCTACATTACTGTCAGCAGTGACTCTAACTACTTTGATTTTTGCTTGTGTATAATTTATCGAACCAAAAATAGCGTTAGGTAAATTAATAACGTGTTCTCTAGAGTAAGAGTCTTTACTTCTACCTTTTATAGTTTCATCAATTAAAGTTTGAAATGGACCATTATTAGTCTGCAACTGAATTTGATAATTAACTTCGGTTCCTAAAATATCTCCATTAGTTTCAAATTTTTGCAATGCTTGAAACTGGACTGTTACTTCAACTGCGTGTTTTCCTACCGTAAGATTAGGAGTATCAACAGGTACACTTGTAGTTACTACGGCTGAATTTGTAAGAATTGTATTTGATAATTTATTTAAAGTAGCGTTTGCTAAATTGGGTACAGGTTTTTGGTTACTTTCTCCAAATTTAGGAATAAAAGTAACATCCTGAAAACTATAATCGCTTGCAGTTAACGCACCTATTTTGGTAGTAAATTGAGGATCATCTGGACTAACATTTATAACAGCAGTGTCATCTAAAAAAATATCAGCTAAACAAGCTTTAGCGTAATTAGGATTATTACGAGTAATTCCTTTCTTAGAAGGAGTAGCCCATCCCTCAATCTCGCCCTCCGATAACAAATCTTGGATCGTAGCAAACTCTTTACTATCAAGAGTATCTTCGGCTCTTACAGGTTCTCTACTCCTACTTCCACCTTTAGAACCTCTTATAAATTTATTCACTATGCTGCTCCTGCTACAATTTGTTGCGTATCAATTCCTGCTGATATAACTACAGATCCAGTTACTATTTCTCCATAACATAGGGGAATACTGGTTCCAGCCCTATCAGTATTTTGTACTCCTGAAAAACTAAATGATATTCGTGGGTCTTCTTCATTTGAAAAGTCAGGCATAGTCGGTAAAGGAAACAGAAGATCTGATACTCCGCTTAAAACTAATGCTGCACCAATACCAAAAGCAGCTTTGGCTCCAAAAGCAGCACCAGCAAAACTAGCTCCAAAACCTTTACCAAATGTTAATGCTCCTGAACCAAACGCTCCAAACGCACCAAAAGACAATGCTAGTAATGCACCTCCTAAAATAATTTTTCCAAAATCACCAGAACCACTTATAACAGGAACTATACTTACACCTCCACTTCCTATAGGGTTTTGTATTTCATCTTCTCCAACTTCATAATCATCAACAAGTATTTTATAAGTTCTAGTCGCCATATGAGCGTGTAACCCATCAAAATTAGTTACTAAAAACCTTACTGCATCAGCAGTATTATTAATCACAGCATCTAATTCTTTATGACCTACAAAGTCAGCTAGTTCACCGTATAGTCTAACCTTTTTGAGCATAGCGATACCTCTTACCAGTACATTTTAACAACCATTCAGAGTAAGGCTCTCTACAAGATAGTCTATCTGTTAAATGATGTAAAACCATACCCTCTGTAAAAATCGCCACATGATTTAAAGTTGGGTGCATTATCGACATTAATAAGACATCACCATCTTCTAATGTTTCGTCTGGTCTTAATTCTCTAAAGCCTGTCCTCCACGCATAATCTTCAAATAATGGATCTAATAAAAATTCATCAGGACTCATATTTCTTTCATAGTCTTTTAATTCGATTCCTCTTTTTTCCTTATACCAATCAACAACTAAACTCCAGCAATCCGTAACACCCCAAACCCATCTACGACCTAACAAAGGTGCTTTAAATCCCGATGGTTCTAGATATGCCCACTCTTCTGTTTGAGGATTAACAATATGCCAAGGCAAATTACTTTTTTCGCAACTTATTTTATCTGCCTGACTAGGATCTGGAGAACAGAATGGATGACTATGAATAACAGCAATAATATCTCCTAAATTATCTGCCTTTACATAATCCTCTGGATTTAAAATAAATTCCTGATGATTTGTTATTGCTAAATTTTCACATGGATAATATCTTTGTTTTCCTTTGATATTTAACAAAAGCCCTACAGATTCTTTAGGATTTTGGTCTTTCGCATGAACCAATGCTTGATCTCTCCAGTTCATTGAATAAACGTACCAATAGCTGGAAATAGTTTTCTGGTGCATTGCCTTTTTGGTACTCTTACACCAGCTAAATCAAATACTGCTGCAAGTTCAAATTCAACAATTTCTCTAGTTTCTATTGACTTACGATCTACGCTGTATATTTCTCTAGGAAATTCGGCATTTGGGTCGGGTGTTCCAAAAGGGTTGTTACCTACAAAATTTGCATTATCTATAAATCTTGCTAATGTTCTTATTCTTGTAACAGTAGAACCTGTAAGATCATTCCCAGGGGTTATTTTATTTATAGCTTGAAGAATAGCAGATATGGTTCCATAAGCATTGCTTACTACTAATTTAGGTCTTGGCAGTTGACCTTTTTGAAAAGCAAACCCTTCGGCTACTACAGGAAACCTTTCATATTCTTTTCCAGCCCAAGTAATGTTTTGGTTTACTTCATTAGTTCCCGAATGGAATCTATAGATATTAGTTTCATTATTAGCTGTAGGAAGACCACTGTTAGTTCCATGTATAGACGATTGAAATGTAAGCGTAAATAGTTCTATAACAGACGTAGGGTTTATTTTAGATAAGTCATTAAAAATACTACTGTAAGCTTCATAAACAACACTGCCGTCATAAACACTCTGGCCTATAATTTTTGTCCATGAGGGTTCTGAAGTACCAGTTGTACCTGCTGTAGTAACACGAAAAAACATTCCATCAACACCATTTGTAGGACAAACAATATTACCTACAGTTTTAGCTGCGTTGGCAGTCCAAGCAGTAGCAACAGTCATGGTTCAAATACCTCTCTAAATGTTGCTTGTATTGTTGCTCTATTTAGATAAGGAATAGATTTTGACCAGCTTTCGCATACAAATTTTGAAGAAGTACCTTCTCCTGGAGGGGTGTAATCAAAACTTGCAGCATCATTAGCTCTATCATCAAGAAATGTCTCTATAGTATTTGAGTCTGATTCTGATACCTCAAAAGTAAGATTATAAATCTTTGGATTTTGATTTTCTGCTAGACCAAAAAGAATACGATGTTCATATCCATCGGCAAAACGAACTGTCCTAGTCTTTGGTGCGGATCGTTTTCGTTGTCCGTATGTAGGTTCTATATTTACTTCTGTATTGAAATTAGCCATTAGGCAAGTAAACCTCCAGGTCTTCTTTGCTGTACTATTTCAGATTGTACCGCAACTGAAATAAGTCGACCAAGTTCTTTACCCTGTTGGTCGTCACCTTGAATAGAAGAACCAGAAGCGTCTACGTTAACAACTATGTTTGTAGAAGAACCTCCAAGTTTATGATTTGGGATTATAGTTCCTGATCTGTCAGGTACAAATAATTCTGGCCCTCTTTCTCCTACGATTGAAGGTCGCCCAACAGGAGGTCTACCACCATCTGCAAATCCAGGTATAAAAGCTTTCAGTAAAGACCTAACACCAAATCCTAATAGTTCTCTTTGTATTGCAGCAAATACGCTGCTTGCTACTTCTCCTAAAGTTTTAGTTCCATCTATTGCACTTTCTATAGCGTTTACTAATCCCGTTTCTATGGTTTGTTTTATATTACTAAATAAGGTATTTACTCTTTGTGCCTCTTCAATTATCTCTTTAGCTGCATCACGTTTATCTAGTAAAGCCCTAATAGTTAATCCTTGGGTGTTTAATAATTTTAGTTCTTCTGCGTTTAAATTCTCAGTTATCTCCTGTATTTCTCGTTGAATATTCGCTTCTTTTAAACCTTCTTCAGTCACTAATTTTGCAAACTCTAATTCTTTTTGTATACTCTTTATTCTTCTGTTAGCACTGGCAACTCTTTTAGCATCAACTTCTAAAGGTGTATTACCTCCTGCAAAACTACTTTTTCCTCCCATAAACGCATCTAATCCCTCTGGATTAGTTTGTTTAGCTAAATCGAATTTTCTTATAGCCTGTTTAGCGGTATTTGTTACATTTATACCCTCTACATTAGTTCCGATTTGTGCTCTTATTATTCTGTCAATCTGAGATTGACTCATTTGAACTAGCACAGCATTAAAATCTTTAAGGAATTTTTCTTCGCCTGGACCTAAATTAACGCTGCCTTTTCCTTCACCTAGAGAAATAGAAGTTCCCTGATCTAATACTTTATTTACAAGTTTTAAAAACTCAGCTATTGGTCCAGCTAAAGCTAACTGTAGATTTATGGTAAGCTCTGCCATTGTTTTATTCAGTTCTTTAGAAGCCTCTCCTGCCCGTCTTAATTTATCGGCTCCATCTTGTCCTAAGACATTTGCTAGTTCTTGACTCACTAATTTAGCTAATTTCTCTCTTTCCCCTAACGCTTGTAATACTTTTGCTCTATTTTCGGCTTCTTTAGTGCTAAATAATGATTTTTCAGTAAGTAGTTTAAATTGACCATCTAAAGTAGTTAGAGATTCACCTAGTTTTCTTACACCGTCTACTACGTTTGATAATGTTTGAACTACTGCTGTAGCTGCAATACCTCCTGCAAAACCGCCCATCTGACCAAACATTCCACCAATACCACCACCAAGGCCACCAGCTAATGCTCCTATCGGTCCTTGACCGAATAATAATGGAAAGGCTCCACTAATTAGAGCACTCTGGGTATCAAATCTTCTTCCTAAGTTTCGCAATGTATTTCTACTAGATCCTGCTGGTCCTCTTAATAACTTGCCTGTTCTCCTATCGAAATTTAGTGCAGATTCAGTTGGGAGAGACATACTATCAAACTGTGGTCCGTATTGGGCTGCCGTGAAACCTGTGTCCCTTCTCATACGTTCCAGTTTCTTTGCGTGAGCTATTCCAGCTTTAGCAGATGCTTGGTTTGCTTTCATTGCTTCTTTTGCAAATTCAGCCGATCTTTTTTCTGCGTTAGCTTTGCGTTCCGTTTGTTTAGCTACTACATCCGCTAATTTACGCTGCTGTATCATTTCAGAACTAGGAAGAGCAAGTTGTGAAACAGATTTAGTTACTTTTTCCGCTTTTTTAAGTAAGGGGTTTATACTTTTTGCAAAATTTCTTACCTGTATTCGGTCAGGAAGATCAAAAATATTGTTTTGTGCCGAACCTCCACTTCCACCTCTGCTACCGCCAACTCTCTTTACTTTTCCTACTTCTCCTACTTGCTTTTTTAATCGTTTTAGTTGTGCATCTAGTTTCTTAGTGTCTAACTCTATATTTACTTTGTAATTAGCAGCCACGACTATTTATACTAAATAATTCTATATTAGCGTATTTTGCGAGTCTGGGCTTGCCTCCTTGCTCTTTCGTATGCTTCTTCCTCTCGTTGACTCTTAATAGTAAAATAAGCACTCCAAGCATACAATTCCTGTACGGACATTTTTTGTCTTATTTCCCTGTGTGTATAACCTAATTGTTCTGCTATAAAAAATTGTAGATATGTAAATCCGTCTTTTTCTAGACTAGCTTTTTACGGCATCGGGGCTTTCCTCCTCGCCCAAACTTTGCATCTTAGTCATTATATCTAACAAAACCGACATCGGAATCTCTCTTCTAAGTGCTGCTAGATCGCCCGTAGAGAATAACTTTACCCCAGATTCATCTTCGGCTTTTGTAACAATAACCTGAAGTGCAAAGTCAAGATTACCTTCGTCTTGTCCCTTATTCATAGCTATTAGTGTACTGTTTATAGTATCTCTATCAGCTATTGTAAGAGGCGACCAAAAGACTTTTAAGATTAACTCTTTTCCCTTAAAAATAGAGTAGCTGCTACGTTCTTCGACACTAAAAGCTTGCTTAAGTTTGTCGATTGCTCTGGTTGCTGGCATAAAAAAATGTATCTATTCCTGTAGTATAGCTTAGTATGTTCCTGCTGGCTTGGTCGTCTTAGTAGTAAAACCCTTATTTAATGCTAAAAATCCCTTATCTATATCTTTAAATATCTCTTTACTCTTTGTGTAAACATCATACCAGTCAGGAACATTAGGTCGAGGTGTTGTCCTAGCCCCCTCTTTAAATAAAGATTCATACTTTATTCTTGTACCTTTTAATCTTGCTTTGTTAATTACGAAAGCTGCATAGTCCGTTTCGTTACCTATAAACACTGGACTTGTTAATGCTTGATATATTTTTTTACCTTGTTGACTCGAAGCTCTAAATATACTGCTAGGTAATCTAGGTAAGGCATCATCTTCTGGTATAAACTCTCCCTGTCTAGGTTTTGTGGCTTGCACTTCAGTTTCACTAACAATCCATGATTCGGCAAAAGTTCCTGTCCAAAACGGACTTCGGTTCATTAATGACTGTTGTATTTCCTGTGCAGCTTCGGCTCTTGCTTCTGTTACAAGTTTTCTAAAATCCTTTGGTAGTTGCTTTATATCCTTAAGCATTAGCAGAAAAATCACAGTTTATAACACTTAAAAAATGAGTGTCTCTATCTGTAGTTATAGCTGTTGGTCCTTCTATCTGACCGACTCTGGGAGTCACAGAAAAAGTATCGGTATAGTCGGAAGCATTTACTGAAGTTAATCCTGTTATTACAAGTTCTGCTATCGCAGAGGCTACTGCACTTCCTTTGTTTGGTGGTGTCATTATGCCACACCTTATTATTCCTGAATAATACTTCTGGGCTGCACCTTGAGGCTGAGTAGTTGATTGATTAAAATTTATGTTTACCATTACATATTTTTTATTTTTGCCAGGTGTCGAAAATGGGGTGTTATCAAACACTGTAGTTACAGTGGGATCTCCGTCTTTAACAGCGTTTAGTATTGCTGTTTCAAAAGCTGCTCTTACATTTACTAAAGTCATCAGAAAATAATGTCAATACGGAACAGGTATTCCTGTCCTCCTTTTAGTGTACGAATATCTGTTATTTTTGCTCCTCTTGTCGATCCAGAAAATGTAAGAGTTATTTCATCTTGAAGTAGAGGTTGATTATCACCTATCAAGTCTGGAGTTATGTAGAGTCTCGCAACATTCTCCTGAAACCCAGATTCTTCAGTAGATTGTACAAACTCGATAGGTACTTTAATTGTATAGTTTGTGTCCACAGTTATATACTCACCTTTATCTGCGTTGTAACTAGATATGCCCTTTCGTGTGTAAATAATTGATGAGTCTAATGCGATCCCAAGTTGAGACACCACTTGCTTGGCGATCTTTTTAAATGCTGCGTCTAATTGTCCTGCCATCAGCCTCTAACCACTCTCATCTGAAAAGACCCTGCTCCTCCAAGTACATATGCACCTAAATAACTTTGTAACCAAGGGTAAACGTCTAAAATATTATTTACCGACCCTGTTCCCTGGCTTGCAGTATTGTATTTAACCTCTATGTCTCCTAGTTTTACTTCAGAAAAGTTACCGTCTGTTCCTGTATTACCTGTCATAGCTGTTGTATCGTTTGCTAAAGCTCTAGCTAATTCATATTGTGCATATTTAATATTTAATGGGATAGCAGAACAGGCCAACTCAACACCATCTACTTGATAATTATTTCTAGGAAATTTTAGTGCCTGTCCGTCATCACATCTATCACCATAATAAACAAAACTATCAATCCATCTAGTTGCTGATATTAATGCTCTATTCTTTTGATCGTCTGTCTTATCTGTCCAAGTTGAAGAGTCTGGGACTGTTTCAAAATAACTATTAGCTTCTGTCAACGTAACATAGCTATTAGCATTAGCATCTTTTATGGTTGCATTTATAGTAGCTGCCACGATTAATAAAGTAATTTAGTTTTATTGTAGCGTAAAGAAAAAACCCCACCAATATTAGGTGAGGTTTGATGACCACAATTTAATACTATTAAGAAATATTAGATGTATCAAGTGGTGAGTTAACAATGATCTCAACCATAGGAATTAGGTCTGCATCATATGTTAATGCCCAGTTATTAGAGTTACCTAATGCTGCGTTTGTTGGGTTGTCTGTAGCGGATGTCCACTTAGTTCCCATAACGTGATAAGCACTATGGTAGTCAACAGACATAACATCTTGCTTAGATAAGATGTTTCTATCTGATTCAATGCTTAGAGGAG